GAGCCCTCGATGTGGATCACGGTGACCTTGTCGGAGTCCTGCCCCTTGCGGTCGGCGCGGGCGATGCACTGCACGTACTGCTCCACGCTCATCAGCGGGCCGTAGAAGATCACGGTGTCCGCAGCAGTCAGCGTGATGCCGTGCGCTGTGGCTTGTGGCTGCATGACCAGCACCCTCGGGTTGGGCTGCGTTTGGAAGCGCTTGATGATGTCGCCGCGCTTGGTCGCCGTGACCCCGCCGTGGATCTCCTCGCAGGCCACACCGTTCTTGATGAGGAAGGCGCTGATGGTGCTGATGGCGGCGCGGAACATGGCGAACACGATGACCTTGCGGTCTGTCTGCTCCAGCGCTTCAAGCAGGACGTTCAGCCTTGGCGTAGCGTCGAACTCGACGACCTCTTGGTTGTCGGTGTAGGACACCCCGGTGCTGATCTGCAGGAGCTTGTTGAGCACGCCTGCTGCGTTCACCGCAGTGATCGTCTCGCCCGCAGCCATCGCCACCATCTGGTCGCGCAGCAGGTTGTAGTACTTGGCCTGCTGTGGCGTGAGCGGCACTTCACGCGTGGTCGTGAGCACAGGCGGCAGGTCCAGGCACTGCGCTTTGGTGAAGCGTATGGCGGGCTGCAGCGCAGCGAAGACCCGGTCAGCAGCGTCAGGCTTGGGGGCCCACTTGAACATGGTGATCTTCTGCATCACCTGATCGCGCCACGCCGTGTAGAACTTGGGCACGTTGGTCGGGTTGACCAGCCGAGCAAGGCCATACGCATCCACAGGAGACTGCGCAGCGGGCGTGCCCGTCATCATCCACAGATACGTCTCAGGCTTGATGATCGAGTTCAGCGCTTTCCACCGCCGGGTCTGCGGGTTCTTGTACGCGTTGGCTTCGTCCACGATGACGAGGTCGAAGCGCCCGTCGTTGTTGACCTCATTGGCGATGAGGTTCAGGCCCTCGTAGTTCGTGATGACGAACTCGTAGTCCTCCTGTATCAGCTCGATGCGCCGCGCAGCCTGTGCGTGGTGGGCCACCACTGCGCTCCTGTGAATGACGGAGTTGCCCAGGTCCTGCATCCATGCGCTGTGCATGATCGACAGGGGGCACAGGATCAGGCACCGCCTGACCTCACCGCGCTTCATCAGGTAGTCAGCCGCCCACAGGGCAGACAGCGTCTTGCCCGTGCCGGGTTCAGAAAGAACAAAGGCTCTGCGATTCAGCGTGAGGAACGATGCCGTGTCACGCTGGTGGTCCATCGGGCGGTAGCGCCCGGGCCACTCGTACCTCCCCTGGATGGGGGAGGGGACGTTCTTCACGCCCAGGTTGCGCAGCACACGCGTCTCGTCCAGGCCCCAGAAGACAGCGACTTGGTAGCCACCCTCGATGGGCAGCACCTTGTGCTTGGGGATGATGCTGTAGCGGTGCGGGTGTCTGGTGTTGAAGAGCAGTATGCGGTTGTCGATGATCTCCACTTGCTTTCTCCGTTGTTTTACTTGCCGTTGTCCGCTTGGTTTGCTTTGCGGCTTCTGAGGCGCATGTTCCCGGGGGTGCTCTTGCCGCCCTTGCGCAGCGGTGTGACGTGGTCGATGTCCTTGCCTGCGCGGTCCACACCGGCCTTGTCGTAGGCCCTGCGTGCGCGTTGGCGCTCGATCTGATCGGTCGTCTCGCCGGTTGCCTTCTGCAGCTTGTACGCGTGCTTGTAGTCACGCTTGCCGTTGACTTGAGTCATATCAACTCCTCTTCGTGTTGAACGTACAGTCTTTGACGGGGCACCATCCGCACAGCGGGCTCTGTGAGGGGTTCCACACGTCGAACTCGTGCGCTGCCTCAAGCTTGGCAACGCGCTCCCGGTAGTCCCACCACGCAGCCTCTGCGTCTTCGTAGGACATCTTGTGCTTGACCATGCTGCCCTTGACGATGAAGAACAGCGCCGAGGACACCGACCGGATGTGGGGGAAGTGAGCGAACACCATCAGGGACATCAGCGTTAGCTGGTCCCTGTCTGGATACTTGTCGTTGCCCGTCTTCCAGTCCACCACCCGGGCTGTCAGGTTATCGTCGTCCACGATGAGCAGGTCCGCGATGCCGCGCACCCACCTGTCGTCAGAGCCGAACGCGCAGGGCTTGAGGTCCTTGGTCAGCGCCATCTCATGCTCGAACAGCTTCCTCCCAGGCTTGGCGAGAAGCGCGTCCACCACAGGCTGGAAGATCACGAACTCTGGCGGCAGCGGTGTGCCGTCACGCCCGTAGTCCTCGATGGCCTTGTGCACGTCTTTACCATACAGCGTCTGCGGGGTATCCCTGAAAGGGAACCGCTTCAGCACCGTCACTTCGTGATACTGCCGCGCACACTGCTCAAACTTCTTCAGAGCTGAATGGCTCCAAGTGACCGGCTTACCCATTACAACTCCGCTGTGTTGACGATCTCGTTGAGGCGGTTGGCAAAGCGAGTGACGAACTTCTCGTTGTTCCACAGCCTGTGGTTCATGTCGTGCAGGATGGCGTGAGTGACCTCATGCCAGAAGGTGTCGGACACCTCCTCTGTTTTGAACGACCGGCCCGTCAGGTTGCTCTGCGTGGCGATGGTGACTACACGCTTGGCGTGGTCCACCTCGCCCATGTGCCCCGGGTAGGGCATCTTGTCCACTATGCGCACGGTGAACGTGTGGTTACTGAGCTTGAAGCTCTTGGGGGTTTGCAAATGCTTTCTCCTTTTCTTCGAGTAGTGCAAGCGTAGCTTGCAGGATGCGAGTCTCAACACCCAAGTGAATGGTGAGTGCACGCGCTTCTCCATACTTGCGCTCAAGGCACAAGTCGTGGATTGCTTTTGCCATCCGCTCGATCTCGATGAGCGGCATGGCGTAGTCGGTAACAGTAGCGATCATCATCCCTTTGCCAGTCCATAACGTCGGTGAGCGCCGCCGTCTGCAGCCAGGGGAATCCCCGGCATGTAGCTCGGCTGCACGGTCATGCAGGCCAGAAGGTACTCTTTGGCCTCATCTGCTTCACTCTCCGGCGCGATACACAACGCCTCGTCGTGCACGGTTCCACAGACCGGATACCGCTTTCCTATTCGCAGCATCCCGTCAGTCATCACACAACGCGCCGTGCCCTGCACCACATTGTTCGTGACCTTGCCCGCGTAGAGCTTGCTTCGCTTGCCGTCTTTACCGTCAGCGTAGCTCCATTGGACTCGGTCCTTGGCGTCTTGGTCAGGGCGGAGATCAGGATACCGCACACACATGCCACTTGGCAAGACGATCTCACCCTTGCGGAAGATCAGGCACTTGTGCGTGTACTCCTTGCCCTTGTACAGGCTGTGCTCGATAAGCTGGCCCATCAGCTCCCAGAACGCCACCACCGGAGCCGAGGCCGTACGGTACTTGTCGATGATGGCCTTGGCTGCGAGGCAGTGGACGGCAAGCTCAAGGTCGGTGCAGGTGTGGGGGATCTCCTCCATCTTCTTGATGTTCTCGTCCCAGGACAGGAACTTCTGCACGTCAGCGCCGACAACTCCCAGTTGTCTGGCCTCGTCTTTCGAGTACCGTTTTGGCGGCGCACCGAGGAAGCCTGTTAAAAGCTGAGCAGCGAAGCTGGCCCAGCCTAGCTGGTAGCCTGCGCCCAGCAGGGCTGACTTGGCCGACTGCCGCTCCACCGGATGGCTGTCCTTGGTCATGCCTGGGATGCTGAACATCTGCGCACCAAACTGCGCGTAGGGATCACCGCCAGCGCGGAAGATGTCGAGCAGGGCGTCGTAGTCAGCCAGCCACGCCAGCACACGCGGCTCGATCTGCGAGAGGTCACCGACCACGATGACGTGTCCCTCAGGGGCCATGATGGCCTTGCGCAGGAAGGACCCACGCTTGAGGTTCTGCATGTTGATCGCGCTGCCCTTGGCTGCCGTCCACCGGCCTGTGGCTGCACCGTAGTAGCTCAGGGGCACCGGCAGGTTGCCCCGGTCAGCGATGTCGAGGAAGCGCTGTGCACGTGTGCGCTCACTTGTGCTCTTGACCTTCAGTCGCGCCTCGCATAGAAGTGCAACGTCCTCATTCTCGTGATTGAGTAGCGCCTGGAATAGCGCGTCATTCTTTGCAAGGGCGAGAGCTTCTTCGCCCGTCGTTTTGCTGATCTTCGTTGGCGGCTCGACGCCCAGAGCTTTGAGGGCTTGCGCGAACTGCGGGTTTGACGCAAGCGTAGCCTCAACCATGCCGAGCTTCTGTAGAAGACCTTCACGTGCAGTCCTTTCCTCTTCAATCGCCTGCGCCAGCATCTCCTTGTCAAGCTGCAGCAGCGGGCGTGTGTACATCTTGAGCGTCATGTCGATGAGCTTCAACTCCTTGGTTGGGTAGCCCTCGATCAAGCGCAGGAAGATCTGCTCACACAGGTACGTGTCGTGCTTGCAGTAGTCGGCAAGCTCCTGTTCAACAACGAACGGGATGCTCTCCAGCATGCCATCGGTTGAGTGCACCGCCTTGCCCTTGGGAGGAAGCTCGAAGGCTTCAGCCAGCGTAGCCAGACTGTTGCCCACCTCCACGCCACGCAGGGCCCGGGCCATGCTGAGCGTGTCGAAGATGAACGCAGGCTGCACGCCGTAGACCCAACTCAATATCGTTACATCAAATTGTGCATTATGCGCAAGGACTGCTGTCCGTTCCCAGTCGAAGCTGGCTGCCCAGCGCCTGATGCGGTCGCTCCTCACCCACACCGGGTGCTCATCGGTGCCCACCTCCTTGTAGCACAGGCCCCAGGCTTTGAACCTGGGGTCACGCACGTACTCTTCAGTGGTCATCTTGGACAACGTGTACTCTGACCGAGACCATGCAGTCTCGAAGTCAAGCACGATGATCTTGTCGTACGGTCTCAATGTGTTTCTCCCTTGCGGTGCAGGTCGTTGGCGACCATGTTGGTGATGAACATGTCCGCAGCTTGCGTGAGCATGTGCCCCGTCTCATCGAGCGTGGCGTTGACGCCCATGACCTTGAGCGTGTCTTCGTTCTCGACCAGCAGGAACACGCCGTGGTTCTTGCGGTTTAAGAAGCAGCTACCCACCATGAGTATGGTGCGCACGAACTGATCCGCTTCGTCTGCAGGAAGCGCAGCTATACGCTCCATCATCGCTACCATCTCGATGCGTTGATTTAAGCTGTCGGTGCTTACTGTGCCCATGCTTGCCTTTCTGCGAACCACTCTTCCAGCAGTTCAGTTGTATCTTCTCTGATCACCATCGCGGACCCACCGGCACGGTGGATGTCTGCCATCTCACGCTCTTGCAGGGCAGTGGGCTTATTGAATCCGGCCTTACATTCTACACCCAGGAACATCCCTCGGTAGCACACGATGATGTCAGGTATACCTGCTCGACCGTAGCCATTCTGTGCAGGAAAGAAGTAGTAACCCTTGTACTTCTTGATGATGTCAACGCATCGAGCTTTGACTTTACTTTCCGGTGTTGCCATTTGCTTCTTCCACTTCGATGAGTTTTTGAATATAGTGTGCAGCCTTCTTCAGGTCTTGCACGCCGCCCTTTGAGCGCCAGCGGGACAGATACTTGACAGCGTTGCCGTCTAAGTAACCGAGGTTCCAGTCGAGGAT